GTTTTATTATGTCAAGACGAAATAAAAGTCAAGTTATGTCAAAAGAGGAAAAATCTTCATCCGAAAATACAGTTATTTTTCATCTAGAAGGCGGATTAGGAAAGAATGTAGCAGCTACCGCGGTACTTAGGGCTATTCGTAGAAAGCATCCTAATGATAAGATTGTAGCGGTAGTCTCTTATCCTGAAGTTTTTTTGATGAACCCTAATGTGGACAGGGTCTATAGGGTAGGTAATGCACCCTACTTTTGGGCAGATTATGTAAAAGATAAGAATCCTATCATCTATAAGCATGAGCCGTATTTCACGTCAACTCATATTACTAAGCAGAAGCATGTTATTGAAAGCTGGTGTGATCTTTATGGATTAGAGCATGATGGAAAGGGTCCTGATCTGCCTATGAATATTATACAGAATAGTATAGCAAATAAATACGTTCGTAAGAAACCAGTACTGCTAATACATACGAACGGCGGTCCAATGCAAAATCAACCTTTCGACTATTCTTGGGCCAGGGATATTCCAAGGCCTTATAGCGAAGCCATAGTAAATGCAGCCAAGGACCAATTCCATATTATGCAAGTTTGTAGAGCAGATTCTCAAGTTATTAACGGTGTAGATGAAGTATTTAACAAACCGTTATCTAACATGGAGCTATTTTCTCTCTTAAAAGTCTCTACAAAAAGAGTATTAATAGATTCAAGCCTTCAGCATGCTGCAGCTGCATTAAACTTAGAATCTACAGTACTCTGGATAGCTACATCTCCTGTGCAGTTTGGTTACCAAATGCATACTAATATTGTGGCCAATCCACCTAAGAGAGAACCTATACTTCCTGATAGTTATTTATTCGACTATCAATTCCACGGAGTAATGCATGAATGTCCTTATACGGACATTAATGAAATGTTTGATATCAACACAATCCTTACAAATATATAACCATGGCAGAAAACCAAGATAACGTTACAAAACTAACAGAAGAAGAACTAAGCTTCTTTACAAACCTTACAGCTGATTATAACTCTATTCGTAATCAACTAGGAAGCATTGCTTTAGAGATCCGTAGACTCGAAGGAGTTCAGACATCTCTCATGAGCACTAATGATCAGCTGCTTACAAGAGAGAAAGAATTTCTTGTCGAGCTACAAAATAAGTATGGAGTAGGATCGGTAGATCTTGCAACCGGTATTTATACCCCTAAAGAAGGTTAATCTAGTTTGTTAGGTTAGTTTTATTGTATTTATATAGGAAGGAGAGGCCTACCCTTGTTGGGTAGGTTCTTTCCGACCTATTTATTACTAAGATCATCGAACAAGCAATAAATACCTAACATGGCAGAAACTTTAATTTCACCAGGCGTCCTTACAAGAGAGAACGACCTATCATTTATCCAGCCAGCCCCAGTACAAGCCGGTGCAGCGTTTATAGGTCCAACAGTAAAAGGACCGGTTGAAATACCTACAGTAGTAACATCGTATAGCGACTATCTAAATAAGTTCGGCTCTACGTTTACTTCTGGTTCAACTAGACAAGAATTTTTAACCTCTATAGCTGTTAAGAGCTACTTTCAGCAGGGAGGACAGACAGCACTTATTACCCGTGTAGTCTCTGGAGCATTTACAGCTGCTACTTCTACACATATTAGTGCATCAAGCAACGACAGCGTTGAACCTTTTACGCTCGAAACGATCGGTAGAGGAACTATTTACAACAATGCAACAGCATCTTCAGATGCTGGTACACAGAATAGTGACTCTTCGTTAGTATCTGGTTCTGTTGACAACCTAAGATGGGAAGTTTCAAACGTAGACGGAGCTAAAGGAACATTCACACTTCTTGTTCGTAGAGGAGATGATAACCTTAAAAACAAAATTGTTCTAGAAACATGGAACAATCTTTCCTTAGATCCTGAATCAAATAACTACATTGCTTCAGTAATCGGTGATCAGAAACTTAATAAAGCTGGCTCTGGAACAGATATTTACTTAGAGTATACAGGATCTTACGCAAACAGATCAAGATATATTAGAGTAGCTTCTGTGAATGCTCTTTCAAATTACTTTGCTACAGACGGTATTACAGTCAATAACGGTGCAGACGGAACATCCCTTTCAGGATCTCTTCCGATTACTTCGTCCGGCTCATTCTACGGAGCAACAGGAAACATTGTAACAGGAGGAGATAACTACTTTACAGCTATTAACAGTACAAAATCTCAAGGATTAGTATCTGCTAATTATACGGACGTAATTAACCTTCTTTCCAATACAGACGAGTATCTCTTCAACGTAATTGCCGCACCGGGCGTAATTTACGCTAACGATAATACTACAGTTAATAGTCTTATTTCGATGGTAGAGACAAGAGGAGATGCAATTGCAGTAGTTGATCTTGCGAACTACGGTGCAACAGTAACTACAGTAACTGCAGAAGCTGCTGAGCTTAACACATCTTACGGTGCTTCTTACTGGCCATGGCTTCAAGTAGGATCTGAGACAGGTAAGAACGTATTCGTTCCTGCCGGTACAGTAATTCCTGGAGTATATGCATTCACAGATCGTTCTTCGGCACCTTGGTTTGCACCAGCAGGCCTTGTTAGAGGTGGTATTCCTGGAGTACTTCAAGCAGAGCGTAAAGTAACTAAGGCTCAGCGAGATGATCTTTACGACGGTAAAGTTAACCCAATCGCCACTTTCCCTGGAACAGGAGTAGCAGTGTTTGGTCAGAAGACACTTCAAACAAAAGCTTCTGCACTAGACAGAGTTAACGTAAGACGTCTCTTAATTGAACTTAAGAAATTCTTCTCGGATGTTGCTAAGACATTGGTCTTCGAGCAGAATACAATCGCTACACGTAACAGATTCCTTGCTACGGTTAACCCTTACATGGAATCGGTAGTGCAGCGTCAAGGACTCTACGCTTTCAGAGTTGTTATGGATGAAACAAATAACACAAATGATGTTATCGACCGTAATCAGTTAGTAGGTCAGATCTTTATTCAGCCAGCTAAGACAGCTGAATTCGTAGTTCTAGACTTTACGATTGAACCTACGGGAGCAACATTCGTAGCATAATTCTTACACCCGATATTTATAACAAAAGAAAAAGATGGCAGTACTTGACACAAGCGAGATTCTCTTTACAGCCTTTGAACCTAAGGTACAAAACAGATTTGTAATGTACTTCGAGGACATTCCGTCCTTCATGGTGAAAGTAGCTAACGCTCCTAACTTTACGGATGCAGAAGTAGTTCTACATCACATCAATACGTACCGTAAGATTAGAGGAAAGAGAGAATGGGGGAATATGGACTTTACATTATATGATCCAATCTCTCCTTCCGGTGCACAGGCAGTAATGGATTGGGCTCGTCTATCTTATGAGTCAGTGACTGGCCGTGCAGGATATTCAGACTTCTACAAAAAAGATGTTGTTCTAAACATCTTAGGTCCAGTTGGTGACGTAGTAGGAGAATGGATTCTTAAAGGAGCTTTTATTGTAAATGCAAACTTCGGTGCATTTGACTGGTCTAACTCAGAAGTAGTGGATCTTACAATGACACTAGCAGTTGATTATTGCGTATTAAACTACTAATATAACAATCATGAATTTCGACTTAAGAAAATTTTTAGCAGAAAACAAACTCACTAAAACATCACAGATGATTAACGAAGGTATCTCAGAAGAGGAACTTTCAGTAGAAGAGTTTGAAATGGAAGAAGATCTACAGGCAGAAGAAGAAGATTACGGATTCGTAGGAGAAGATGAAGTAGCAGAAGAAGAAGCTGTAGAAGTAGATGTACAGGAGTATTTAAAGTTTTCTACAGTTGATGAGGTTATGGGCCACATCAATAAGCAAGTAGATAAATCGGCTCACGAGCTTAAAATGGCTAAAGTTAAAGAAGCCGTTGCAGCAATTGAAGGTAAACTTACATCTTTAGAAGAAGATGCTAACGTTAAGGACTTTATTAGTGCTTCTAAGCTAAGAGAAATGAGACGTTATATTAAAGAGCTTCGTAAGATGGAGGAGAGATTAATCAAAGAATACGATAAAAAGTACGCAGAAAAGAAAAAGAAATAATTTAAATTTATAGTTATGGAAAAAAGTTTTGATTTTCCGACCGAAGTCGTAGAGCTTCCGTCGAGAGGTCTCCTCTACCCACAAGATTCGGCACTAGCGTCCGGTAAGGTAGAGATGAAGTATATGACCGCCAAGGAGGAGGATATTCTAACTAATCAGAATTATATCCAAAACGGTACTGTTATTGATAGGCTCCTTAGATCTTTAATAGTCTCAAAGATTAATTACGATGAGATTATAGTTGGAGATAAAAATGCCATTCTTGTAGCATCCCGCATCCTAGGGTATGGTAAAGATTATACTTTTGAGTACAGAGGAAAAGAATATACCGTAGACTTAACACAGGTAGAGAATAAGCCTTTTGATGAATCTCTAATCACACCCGGTGTTAATGAATTTAAATTTCAACTTCCCACCTCTCAGGTAGATATCACTTTTAAGATTTTAACTCATATGGACGATATGTCGGTAGAGCGTGAGTTAGAAGGCCTTAAAAAGATCAATAAAGACAGCTCACCAGAACTTTCAACTAGATTAAAATATATTATTACTTCAGTTGGAGGAGATGGAAATAAATCAAAGATTAGAGAGTTTGTAGATAACTACCTCCTTGCAAGAGATAGTAGAGCTCTAAGAGAATATATTAAACAAGTCCAACCGGACGTTGACGCTACTTTCTACCCCGACGGAGGCCCTGTCGGAGGCGTTAACATACCATTTGGTGCCTCGTTTCTTTGGCCTGACTCAGGAGTATAGGAAGATATTATTTAGACAAATCCATGAGATAATATTTCATGGTAAAGGAGGATATGATTACCCTACAGTATATAATATGCCTGTATGGTTGAGAAACTTCACTTTCAAATCTATTCAAGA